TGGATCTGACTATTTGAACAGAAAAATGTTCTTAGATCCAGCGGGCCCGGTTGTAATACAAAGGTTCGAAGAGGTCAAGTATAAAAAGATTGCTGACTTTGAAACAACAGCACGTGGATTCTTCTGGGTACCAGAAGAAATTAGTTTGACAAAAGATAGCCAAGATTTTAAAGACGCAAGCGATGCCGTTAAACATATCTTTACAAGCAATTTGTTAAGACAAACAGCATTAGATAGTTTACAAGGTCGTGGTCCTAGTCAAATTTTTACACCAGTTATTAGTTTGCCTGAATTAGAGGCGCTTGTTTATAACTGGACATTCTTTGAAACAAATATTCACAGTCGTAGTTATAGTCACATTATTCGTAATATTTATAATGTACCAAAAGAAGTTTTTAATACGATTCACGATACAAAAGAAATTGTTGACATGGCTAGCAGTGTAGGCAAATACTATGATCACTTACATAAAGTAAATTGCGAAGTTGAATTAGAAGTACCAGTAAAAGAACATCAGCATATTAAACATATTTGGCTAGCACTTAACGCAAGTTATGCGCTTGAGGCATTTCGTTTTATGGTTAGCTTTGCTACAAGTTTAGCAATGGTTGAAAATAGAATTTTTATGGGCAATGGCAATATCATTAGTTTAATTTTACAAGATGAACTATTACACAAAGAATGGACTGCTTGGATTATTAATCAAGTAGTAAAAGAAGACCCAAGATTTGCTAAAGTAAAAACAGAATGTGAAACAGAAGTATATAATATGTATATCGATGTTATTCGTGAAGAAAAAGAATGGGCAGATTATTTGTTTAAGAAAGGTAGCGTTATCGGTCTTAACGCAAATATTTTAAAAGATTTTGTTGATTATACAGCAAATATTGCTTTAAAAGATATCGGCATAAAATATAATCAACCAGCGCCAAAAACAACACCAATCCCCTGGTTCAATAAGCATCAAAACACTGCCAATAAACAAACAGCATTACAAGAAAGTGAAAGTACAAGTTATGTTATTGGTGTAATGAGTGATACTTTAAATTACGAAGAATTGCCCGATCTATGAAAATAAGATTTTTTGGTGATAGTTGGTATTGGGCTTGGTATCATAATAAAGATAAAATGAAGTCCAAACAATTTAAAGAATATTTAACTGAAAGATTTTTCAGAAGGGGGTATCAATTTAGAGGTGTGCCTGCTTTGGAAATGGCATTACACTACTTTGGATATGAATGTGAAAATTATTGTTTGTCTGGTAGTGATTTTTATAAAGTTACTGATGATATTTTAACTATTCCTATTTCAGATAACGCAAAATACAATGTAGTATTGTTTAGTTCATTAGTGCGAGATCCAAAAGTGTTTATTACTATCTATGATTTTAAAAATTATGATAATTTTATTAATAAATTTAATAATGACACAATATATTTATTGAAAAGAATTCAAAATTGGGCGGTAAAAAACAATCAATATGTTATTTTTGTAGGAGGACAATCCACTCTTTATAAATCTATTTTTAATCAAGCAGTTAATACAAAAAATATGATATTATTGAGTGAATGTATTACAAGCACATTGATGGGAAAACCCGAACCCTATAAAATATTTAAATTAAGTAGTGACTTTTCACATCTAGTAAACGAAACTTGGAATAAACAAATAGTTGACGCAATATATGAAGATTATAATATTTTTAAAAATGATGTTATTGGGCATCCATGTCATACACCAGATACTGCCCATTTAAATGAACGCGGCTTAATACTTTTAGCAGACATGATTATGAATGAGATAGATAGATTAGAAGGAGATATAAAATGAAAGCACTTGTATGGAGTAAAGAGATGTGTCCATATTGCGATAGAGCAAAAGCACTACTCAAACAAAAGGGAATTGAATTTGAAGAAAGAGTTATTGGGAAGGGCTGGACTAAAGAACAGTTAGTTGAAGCTATTCCAAACGCAAGAACAGTCCCACAAATATATTTGGGTGAAGAATATGTTGGTGGATATACAGAATTAAAAGCAAAATTTGACAAGGAAAATATAGTATGAATTATGTAGTAGATGAGATTTATTCGTTTAAATTAAATAGTGGTGAGGAATTAGTAGCAAAAGTCGTTAATGTTGATAGTAATACTATTACAATTAGTGACCCAGTAAGCATTGCCCCAACACAACAGGGCATGGGATTGGTACCCAGTATGTTTACTTCAGAACAGCATGGAAATGTACAGCTAAATACTAATAGTGTCGCATTAAGCGGAAACACTGATGAGTCAGTGAAAACTAAGTACATTCAAGCAACAACTGGTTTGACTGTACCTGATAAAAAAGTAATTATGGGGTAAGTTTATGGCAGGTGGAATAGTAAGAATGGCAGATTTTTCAGTTCCTGGTTTAGGATTTGTATTAACATTACCAGGCACAGTAAAAGCAAATGGGCTAGATGTAGCACGATTGCCAAGCATTATTACTCCCCACTCTCCGTACCCTTCTAAAAATCCAGCAACACTGCCCTTACACGAAGTTTGCTTTGGGTTTTTGACAGGCTGGAGTGATACTGTTTATGCTGATGGTCATAAAGTTTTAATGGCAGGTGCTACATGTACATGTTTAACTCATAGTATTAATATGACTAGCCCGGATGTTATTGTTTCATGACAACAAACAGTTCGACTACACCATTAACAGTAAACGTAATATCAAGTTTACTACAAAGTCAGGGATTTTACATTAATCCAACTGCTGCTAGCTATGTTGGCACTAGCGCTAATAACGCAACTTACACTAGTGGTGCTATTGTCAACGACACATGTTTGTTTTGGTTAACAAATGCTATTAATGTTGCCTATCAAAATCTTGGTAATAATGTTTCTACTACAACATATGACAATTTAATTAGTATAGGAGCACAATCTATTCCTGCCCTAGGCAATAGCAAACCTCCTACATATATTATTGATGATCCTAGTGGCAACTGGCAAGGACAAGCAAATACAGGCTTTGGTATAAGCGGCAATACAGATCATGGACAAGATGCCACGTGGGTTCCATATCTTAGTGAAAATCCCAACGTTGGTGTAACCCAATGGGGATTTATACGTTTGTTGGCACTACAAGCATATAACGAGTTTTATTATAATGCTGCCGCTGATAATGATACTAAAATCGTCACAGCCACAAATCCTTCTTATAAAGATTTTTTAACAACATTTTATTCTTGTTATGGATATACTCAGACTAATAACACAATTATATATCCTATTCAAAATTCTTTAACTTTCCAAGATGGTACCTTTAGTAATCAAAATGATAGCATTACTGCTGACTTAACAGGAGTAAGCTTAAGTCTACAAGATTTTGGTCAAGACTTAATTAACTTAGGCTTAGCATTAAACATCAATCGTATTGACAGTTTTGGTTTACCAAGCACACTTTTACAATTGCTTTCACAAAATAAAGCTTTAACACAAGATGTTAATTTGGCATTATTATCTGTTGGCTTGTCAGCAAATGAAATCAATGATATTGCCAATCAAACTGTTGTAGCAACTACAGATCAAGAACAAAAAATTTATGCTGCCTTTTTAATTATAACTGGATCAACATTAAGTCAAATACTTGTCACACTAAGTTGTAAAACAAAAGGTATTACTTCATTAGCAGATTTGTTAAATGTTAAAAAATTATTTCCAATAAGTTATACAACATTAACAGTGCCAATTTATAACACTACACCTGGGTTGCCAACTAATAGCAAAACTTATTATCTATTGTTTATTGATGAACAATTAAACCCACAGTTAACAAGTGCGCCAGTTGCTGCTCAAATTCCACCGGTCACGCCGCCATTGCCTCCAAGTACTCCAGTACCAGTAGCAACACCGGTACCAGTACCAGTAACATCAAGTACAGTAGCAGCATCCGCAATCACAACCGACGGTGGAGTTTCTGGACAAGGGTTTTCACTAAAAACTTTTAGTGGTCAAGTTTACAACGTGTCGCAAAGTTAATATGAGTGATTTACTTAATTTTCAAATTCCAGTTGGAGGCTTTGGTAGCTATGTTCAAAACATATTACCAAGTGACCAAGCTGTATTGGCTGGAGCATTCAGCACATCAATGCTACAGATTAATGGAATACAAAATGTAAATTTACAAAGATTTGCTCAGGTCGTGTTTAGTTGTGAAACAACTTTAGATTTACCTTTGATATCAGGTACAAATGTTCCCACTGATCAGTTAAGTGCTGCTAGTGCTTTAGGTGTAATAGCATTGGGTGGTGGCCCATATGGCACATATACAATGAGTAACTTCTTTGGAGCGATGAGTGGTTTACCCTATCCTTTACAGGCAGTGCATGATGGTATACAACAATTACAAACAGATAAGTTGGCAAATATCTATATACAATTGTATTTGGCGGTAAGTTGGCAACAAGCTACTGCTACAGCAACGATAACATTCTCGGGTGGTAATTATAGTCTTACAGGATTTACGATCAATAATCCAGGTGGAGGATATGGTAGAGGTACTGCCCCAGCGCCAACTGTAACTATTACAGGTAGTAATAGTTTTAGTGCTACTGCTACTGCAGTAATTGGTGATGATCCCACAGATTTATCAACATACGGAAAAATAACAGGATTTACAATTACTAATCCTGGAACACAAGCAGGTAATCCTGGCACAACTACAACATATATTCAAGCACCACCCACAGCAACTCTGCCTGTAAATAGTGACGGCTCATTTAATACAGGCGGAACTAATACAGCATATGGCACTACAGGTTGGACTGGCGCAGGCATAGGCATGGATAGTGTAGTACAAGCTTATATAGATCAAGCTAACGCTGAAATAATTGCTATATCAACATCAACTATTGACAACTTTAATGCTGCCAATACTTTAAATACAAACTATAACGCAATAGGCACAGCACTTAAACAAGAACAAAGAGCAAGATATAACGCCTTGCCTCCTGTTCCTGTGCCATATAACAATTACACATCAAGTTATCCTGGCGCAATTTATATGTTTGCGAATTTCTTACCAGTGTTTGCTAATGATACTGCTCCTAACATGTCAGTACAAACATTAGAAAACATTAGTGACATAAATTTAACAGGTGGACAAAGTATTATTGGCGCAATGCGTGAACAGCGCAATCAAGCAAGATTACTTCAAGTTGGCATACCTTTACAAAATTACATACCAAACGGTCTTACACAACAACAATTAGCCTCATTGTATGTTAATGGCACATTGCCAAACGCTGTTGATGGAATACCTAATCCCGGTACAGGTACACAAAGTACATTTACCGCATATCCAAATCAACCAACTAGTCCATCACCAGCAGCACAAATAAACACATCAGTAGCAACAGCAGTAAATGGATTGGTAATACCAAATACAGCTACACCATTGCCAATTTTAAATAATAACAGAACGGGTCTAGCAGCACTTAACACAGTGCCGTTAAATATAAACGCAGCATATACTTCAAGTACACTTTCACCAGCGAGTTTTAATACAAGTGCTGCCATACAACATGTGGTAACATGTAATTGTGATTGCTGGTTAAGTTAAACCCAAAAAAGTTTGAATTTTATTATTTGATATGATAGAATGTTTTACACCTTAAAATTTTAAGGTACATAGGAGGTAGAAAATGGAAACAGTTCTAAAGACTATGGTTTTATTGTTAGGAACTTGTCTTACTGTTTGTTTGGTAAG